GAAGGTAATGGAACAATAGGTTTTGATGGTAGTAGTAGAAATAATAATGCAACATTAGTAAATACACCTACTTGGAGTAGTCAAGTACCAATAGTTTAAAATATGAATTATACAATATTAAATACAGAAGAATTAGATAGTGTAAATTTTGATGAAGTATTAGAAACATCAGCAAACACTATTAGGTATAACAACGCGAATACAGAATTTTTACTTAAATTTGAAGGTGATACACCAAGATTTTTAGAAGGTAAAACATTATATGATTATAATGGTATAATGGAGATACTTAACAGTCCTGATTGGACACAAGAAGATTAATTATGAAAGAAATTATTAATATTGATTTATCAGCACAAACTGCACCACAAGTACAAGAAGTACGTGGTAAAGATTATATAGAATATGGTACTGAAAATTGGAGAAATTTATATCCACAATTTTTAATAGACTTGTACTACAACAGTTCTACTAATGCAGCTATAATAAATGCTACAAGCGAATTAATTGCAGGTGAAGATATAGTAATAGATGATGAAGATGATCGTAATTTAGATGCTATGGTTAAGCTAAAGCAATTCATGGCTAATCCTAATTCTAATGAAACTTTACATGAATTAATTAAAAAGGTATCTTTTGACTTTAAATTACAAGGTGCATTTGCTTTAAATATTATATGGAGTAAAGATAGAACACAAATAGCTGAAATATATCATATACCTGTTGAAAAAATACGTTGTGAAAAACCTGATGCTTTTGGTAAAGTATGTGCATATTATGTAAGTGCAGATTGGAGTAATACAAGAATAAACAAACCTTATAGAGTTCCAGCATTTAATGTAAATGATAGAACATCAGCAAACCAAATACTTTATACAGGACTTTATTCACCTAATATGAATAGTTATTTTACACCTGATTATTTAGCTGGAAATAATTGGAGTTTAATAGATCAAAAAGTATCTGAATATCATCTTAATAATATATCAAATGGGTTTAGTGGTTCTTATTTTATATCTTTTGCGAATGGTGTACCTACACAAGAAGAACGCTTCCAAATAGAGAATAGTTTAAAAGAAAAATTTACAGGTAGTGAAAGTTCAGGTAGATTTGTACTTACATTTAGTGAAGATAGAAATAGAGTACCTGAAATTACACCTATTGCAGTAAGTAATGCAGATAAGCAATATTTAGCTTTACAAGAGTTATTAGTGCAAAACATACTAACTGCACATAGAGTAACATCACCAATGCTAATGGGTATTAAGAATGAAACAGGATTAGGATCAAATGTAGACGAACTTAACAGTGCCGCAAATTATTTTTTAAATACAGTATGTAAACCCTACCAAAATAAAATAATTAAGGTACTAAGAAAACTGTTTAGAGTTAATAATATGGATATGCCTATTAGCTTTGTACAACTTAAACCAATAACAGTACAATTTACATCAGAAGATTTGAAGGGGGTTCTCACGGAAGGTGAGTTAAGAGAGGAAATGGGGTTGCCACCATTAAATGAAGAAGTAAATGTTAGAGAAGATTTTGCTAAAGTAGCTAATATTGATGGTTTACCTGTATATGATACAGTAGAAGAAGCAGAAGCAAAAGCTGAAAAAATGGGTTGTAAAGGGCATCATGAACACGAACTAAATGGTAAAACAGTTTATATGCCATGTGAAGATCATGAACAAATAACTAATTTAGATTGTAATTGTAAAGAAGAATTTATTACACCTAATCCATGTCAACCAGGATATGAAGCAATAGGTACAAAAATTAAAGATGGTAGAGAAGTACCTAATTGTGTACCTATAAAAGCAGAAAAAGAAAATTTAGAATTAACAAAATTTATAGAAGAATTTGGTGAAGATATACCTGAAGATTGTGAACTAATACATGAAGAAAAAGTAGGTGATGAACACGCTGAATTTGATTTTGAAAATATGCTAAATGATTTAGTAGATGAAAAAATACAATTAGCAAGTACAGGTAAAGCATTACCAAGTAGAAAATCAGAACAAGATGGTATATCTAAAAAAACATACGATTATTATAGAGTACGTTATGTATATGCAGAAGATGAATTTTTAACTAGAAAGTCAGGTAAAAAAAGAGATTTTTGCAGACAAATGATGGGTGCAAAAAAAGTGTATCGTAAAGAAGATATTATTAGAATGTCTAAAATGCCTGTAAATAAAGGTTGGGGTAAAGGTGGTGCAGATACTTATTCTATATGGCTTTATAAAGGTGGTGGTAATTGCCATCATTTTTGGCTAAGACAAATATACAAAACTACATTAGGTGTATCTAAAACAACTAAAATAGAAGATGCAGATATAATAGGTTATACTAAAGCAAGAAGTGAAGGGTTTACTGCAAAGAAAAATAATGTAAAAGTAGCAAAGCCACCAAAAAGAATGAAAAATAAAGGTTTTATTAAAAAGAGATAATTATGGCATACGTATTATTTATATCAGAAAATAAACTAAAAGAAAGTACTGCAATTAATATGAATGTAGATGTTGATTTACTTTTACCTTATGTAAGACAAGCACAAAAGTTATATGTAGAACCAAAACTTGGAACTGATTTATATAAGAAACTAGAAGCAGATATTACTGCTGGTACACTAACAGGTGTATATAAAACTTTAGTAGATGAATACATTGGTGATATGTTACCTAATTGGGCATTTTATCATGCTATACCATTTCTTAGATTTAAAGTAGAAAATGGTAATATTTATGCTAAAACATCAGAAACAGGAACTGCATTAAGTACAGAAGAAGCACAACACCTTAGAGAAGAAATTAGAAATACAAGTGAATACTATACAGAAAGAATGATACAACACCTTAAAAATAATATATCTAGCTTTCCTGAATACAGTACAAATAGTGGTGAAGATATTTCACCTGATAGAAATGCATATTATGCAGGAATGAATTTAGAAAGACCATCACAACAAGATACTAAATTAAGATTAAGAAATTTCTTAACACCTGATATTAGTTACTAATGAAAAAGTATTACAAAGTAAAAGAAGTAAATAAAATAAAATTAAAAACTTACATTAAGAGTAAGGATAATAAAAAGAAGAATGAAAGAAATACAAGACACCGCACAAGTAACATTAGCTAATGGTACTGCAATAGGTATTAGTTTAGTTGAGGTAAACGAAATATTAACACTAATATCATTGACTTTAGCAATAGCATTTAGTATATATAAATTTGTAAAGTATGGCGAAAAAAAACAAGCTAAATAGCAGAAACCCTAAATACAAAAAACAAGATGAACAAGTTGTTAAAGTACGTAAAGAATTTGTACATGAAGTTAAAGGGGTTAAGGTGTCAAAAATTCACTACATATAATTTGGACTTTAAATATTTTACTATTGAAGAATTTGATAGTCCTGATGTAATAGGATCAGGTAATAAAATGAATAAAAAATTTATTGAAAAACTTGATTATGCACGAGGTAATGCTGGTGTACCTTTTAAAATTAATAGTGGTTATAGAACAAAAGAATGGAATAAAAAAGTTGGTGGGCGTGTTGGTTCATCACATACAAAAGGTTTAGCAGCAGATATACAAGCTATTGGTAGTAGAGATAGAGGACTAATAGTAAAATCATTATTAGATGTAGGTATTAATAGAATTGGTATAGCTAAGACTTTTATACATTGTGATGTTGATAAAGATAAAGACCAAGATGTTATATGGCTTTATAATTGAATAACTTTGAGTATTAACTAAATTAAATTATATGAACGAATTACTAAAAAACTTTCTAATCGGTAAAATTTTAAAATCTAAAAAAGCATGGTACACAATAGCAGGTATTATTGTACAACTATTGCATGAACAATTTGGACTTGATCCACAAGAAACACAATCAATATTATATTCTATAATAGCACTTGTAATAGGTCAAGGTATAGCTGATAGTGCAAAGAAATAATAGATACAGATTAAAGCCACACGAAATAGTGGCACTAAAAAGAATGAGGGAAACCGAAACTAGAAATGTTCTAGTTATCGGTGACCTTCATTGTCCATGGGATTTAGATGAGTATTTGCCATGGGTTGTTGAACAGTATAATACATATAATTGTACACAGACAATATTTATAGGTGACCTGCTAGATTCCGCAGGATATGCGTACCATGAACAAAATCCTGATTTACCTTCAGCAGGTGATGAATTGAATTATGCCATTCAAAGGGTACAAAGATGGTATAATGAGTTTAACGAAGAAGGTACTAAAATTATAATTGGTAACCATGATCGAATGGCTGCAAGAAAAGCTATGACAGGTGGCATACCATCAGCTTGGTTAAAATCATATAGTGAAGTATTAGGAACACCAAATTGGGAATTTGTCGAAAGATATGTACAAGATGGTGTACAGTATGTTCATGGTGAAGGTGGTACTGCAAGAACTAAATGTAGAGCAGATATGATGAATACAGTACAAGGACACTTACACACACAATGTTATACAGAACACTATGTAGGTAGAAATTTTAGAGTGTTTGGCACACAAGTAGGTACAGGTATTAATTTTACTAATCTAAGTTTTAACTATGCTAGAGCAGGTAAAAAACCTGCAATAGGTTGTGCAGTAATATTAAACAATGGTACACTACCCATAAACCTTTTAATGCCTTTATAATGAAGCCTAAGCACCAGCTACCTATTATTATAGTTTGGGCATTTGTACTTATTATATTAGCAACCTTTATATAACTTTCTTAACATAATAATTGTTAATAACTTTCTAACCAAATTATGTTAGTAATTAATTTTATTGTATATTTGCTTTACGTTTAACAATAAAAATAAGAAAATGTATAAAGTAATAAACAAGAAAACAAAAGCAGTTCATTTATTAAACAATGAACAATACAAAAAGTTCTTTGAAATTAAAAGAGGGATAAATCAAAGAAAAATATCATACGATTTTATAGATGACCAATATATAACTTATTACAATTCATGGTTTGCTAATAACTATGAAGATTATGATATTATAAATCTTAAAGATGAAATGTATAATGATATAGTAAATATTGCATTAGCAGTAGCAACTGTTACTGTTGTAGTAGCTATAACAAAAATAGTAATGTATTATGTGTAGTTATTATGTAAGTAATTGTTGTGGTGCTGAAATAGAACAATTAGATGAAGAAGTAAGTAGTTGTTGTTCAGCTAGATATTATGATGATAGTGCTTTTTGTAGTGATTGTAAAGAAGGTGCAATAGCAATAGATAGAGTATGTTCTGAATGTGGTCATGAATGTGAAGAAATAGAAGAAAGAGAATATGAAGCTAAAGAAAGAGAAAACTATCTTGAAATTAGACAAGATGAAGAAAGATATAGAGGTTAAAATTGTTTACCTTAAAAAACAATAAATATTAAATATATAAAAATGGCATTATTAAAAACAAGTAAAGTTAAAAGTGTACAAGCAAATGGTACATGGGAAGGTAAATTTGGATTAATGTACAAATTTGAAGTAGTGATGGAAAATGGAAATGCAGGTGAATATTCATCTAAAACAAAAGATCAAGAAAAATTTGTTGTAGGTGAAGAAGTGCAATATGAATTTGTAGATGGTAAATTTCCTAAAATTAAACCATATTACAATAAAGATAATTATTCTTTTACAAAAGGTGGTGATAATCTTGATAGACAAAAAGCAATAAACAGGTGGGCAGGTTTAGGTAGAGCAATAGATTATTTAGGTGCTTCAGCTAGTGAAGAACAATTATACAAACAAGCAGAAAGATTTATAGAATGGGTAAATGAAAAACAAAAAGAAACATTAAACAATAATTCTACTGCTGATAATTGGCAAAAACATCACAATAGTAGTAATGATGATTTACCATTTTAAATTATAAGAGGTGTAGATATTGATAAACAACAACAGAAATTAGTATTAACATAAAATTAATTTTACAACTTGGTACTACACCTCTTTTTTAAAACACTTAATTATGAATGAATTACAAAAAATAGATAGAGTATTAAACATTACAAGCAAAGTTTGTAATGTAGATTATAAATTATTAAAAACAAGAAGCAGAAAATTAGAACTAAATTTAGCTAGACAAATAGCTTGTGTATTATCTATGAAACATTTAGGCATACATAAGGTTAAGGTTGCAAAACGTATTAACAGAGATAGAACAAGTATGAACCATTATTTGAGAAACCACGAAAACAATTATAATGGTTGGAAAATATACCAAGATAAATATGATGAAGCATTTGCAAAATTATTAAAAGGTAATAGAAAGCGTAAAATACTACATAAAAATAAATTTACTAATATTGTAAGTAAAATACAAATAACTAATTGTAAAGCACCAGATGTTACAATTACAGTTACTTGTGGTAAATATAAACAAGAATTTTATGTAGGTGTATTTCATTTTGAAAGAGATATAAATACTATAAAAAAAGCATTTGAAAAATACGATCATAAAATAGATTATAAAACTTATGAAGGATAAACCTAATTATTATGCAATTATACCAGCAGATGTAAGGTATTCTAGTTTAAAACCTAATGCTAAGTTATTATATGGTGAAATTACTGCATTAAGTGGTAAACTTGGGTATTGTTATGCAGCTAATAATTACTTTGCAGATTTGTATGGAGTTAGTAAAAATACAGTAAGTAGATGGATTAGTGATTTAAATAAATTAGGGTTTATAAATATAGAAGTAGAACGTAATGAAAAAAAACAAGTGATTAAAAGAAAGATAGGTATAGTCCAAAAAGATGATAGGACTATATACAAAATGAGCAAAGAGAATAATACAAGTATTAATAATACAAGTAATATAAATATAACTAAAGAAAAATTTATTGCTGAGGTTATGACTTTTGATTATCCAAAAGATATGTTAGAAGATTTTATTAATTATTGGACAGAAGGAAAAAAAAAAATGAGATACCAAAAACAAAGTACATTTGAAATAAAATTAAGATTGGTTCGCTGGTCAAAAAATCAAAAAAAGTGGGATAAACCAAAACAAACAGTATCTAAAATAGATAGTCAAATAGATGAATATTTAAAAGGTAAAGAATTATTATGAAACAAATAAAAGAATATAATTTTAAAGAACTATCATTAAAAATATATGATTTAGTTAGTATTACATCAGTAGAGATAGGACACAAAACAGATGGCAAAACAATGGCAGCTTTATCTAAAATATTTGCAAGTGATTTAATAAAAGAAAATAGATTTAAAAACTTATACCTATATCAAATACAAGATGCTTTTAGATTAGGTGTAAGATTTGGTAAAGATGAACCTTTTTTAAATATAAGAACTTTTTATAAATGGGTATATGCACATAAGAAAGTTATTGACAATGCCTATTACGAAGTACATACATTAAACAAACCAGCAGCAGAAGTACCATATTATCAAGAACCTAAAAAATTATTAAAGTGAAAATATTAAATTTATATGCTTGTCTTGGTGGTAATAGATATAAGTGGAACGAAGTTAAAAATGATATAGAAGTAACAGCAGTAGAATTAGATGAAGAATGTGCAAGATTATATCAAGAACGCTTTCCAAATGACAAAGTAATTATAGCTGACGCACATCAATATTTATTAGACCACTATAAAGAATATGATTTTATATGGAGTTCACCACCTTGTCCTACTCATAGTAGAGCAAGAGGTTGGAATACCAAAGTAGAAACTAAATATCCTGATATGAAATTATATGAAGAAATAATATTATTAGAAACTGTTGTAAAAGGTGCAGACGCAAGATTTAAAGGTAAATATGTAGTTGAAAATGTTATACCTTACTATGAGCCATTAATACCAGCATATAAAAGGCATAGGCACTTATATTGGACTAATTTTAATTTACCTAATATATTAACTACTAGAAAAATAAAAATGTGTCAAGGAAAAGATGAATTAAAAAGATTAATAAAATTTCACGAATTTGATTTTAAAAAATATAAAGGAAAACAACCAGTTAAAAAAATAGCTAGGAATTTAGTAGATTATGAAGCTGGTAAAACAATATTTGAAACAATGCTAGGAATAACAAAAAAAGAAAACGTAAAACAAACTAATTTATTTTAACTATGAAAACAAAAGAAATTATAAAAACATTATTAGAACAAAACCCACAATTAAGAGATAGTGATGCAAAACTAAAATGTAGGTTTTGGACAAATGAATTAAAAACAAGAGGTATAGACACAAAACAAATTACTGCACATGAATTTTTAATTATGTTATCACAAAACAAATTGCATAATGCAGAAGGATTAACAAGAATGCGTAGAAAGATACAAGAAGAAAATGAACATTTAAGAGGTGATTTGTATAAAGAAAGACAAACAACACAACAAAATAAAATGAAAACTAAACTAGGATATAATATAAAAATGAGTTGTGAAATACCAAAAAAAAATAATAAACCTTATGTAATAGGCAAATACGATGAGTACTAAAAAACCTATAAGCAAACTAAAAAAAGAGTTAGATAAATGGTTTAGCTTGTATATAAGATTAAGAGAAGCAACAAGTCAAGGAATAGCACAATGTTTTACTTGTGGTAAAATAGATCATTATAAAAAACTACAATGTGGACATTTTCAAAGTAGAAGGCATCATGCAACAAGATGGAATGAATGGAATTGTCAAGTACAATGTGTAAAGTGTAATATGTTTTCAGGTTCAGGTGAACAATGGAAGTTTGGTATGAATTTAAATGCAAAGTATGGTGATGGTACTGCTAACGAACTACAATTTTTAGCACAAACTTCTATAAAGAAAATGAGGATTGAATATGAAGAAGATATACGATATTATAAGGCACTTGTTAATAACTTAAAAAAAGAAAAAGGAATTGACTAAATAATTTTTTATATTTGAGATATGAAAAAAATAATATATGCGAACAAAGAACATGAGGTTATTGTTAGCAATTATATTACAATGATAAAAGAATTTGTCAAAGATGTATCAAATGATGTAAGATGGAAAAATTACAACCAAGTGTTTAATTTAATTGTAGAATATCATAACAACTATGGTAAAAGCACAAAAGAAAATAATTATTGGGATTGGTTAATGATATTGCCAATTAACTTGTCAGTAATGACAAATGGTTTTTTAGCAGCAGTAGAAACAAAAAGAAATAAAACATTAGTAAATTCATATAGAGTTTTAATAAATGAAATGCTACACGATGTAGTAGAGAAAATAGAAAAATTAGAACCTTACAATGAATGATATATATAACATATTAGCAAAACTATTACCTAAATATAAAAATATTGCTAGTTTATACACTAAAGATAAAAACGAAATAGATGATAGTGTACAAGAACTTTACTTGTATCTGATACAAATGAACGTACAAGTATTAAAAGATATATATTTAAGAGATGGTGAAGAAGGATTATTAAAATATGGTGCAGTTGCTTTAAAAAGAGCATTAACAAGTAAAAGATCAGCATATTATTACAAGTATAAAAAGTATTATGCTAACCTTATAAATTTAAGTTACAAAACAACTACAACACAAAAGAATTTTCACAAAAGTATATATAATATAGCACAAGAAGTAGAAGAAGATATTAAAGAACAAAAGATACAAAGAATAGAAGCAGAACTAAATAAGTTACATTGGTACGATAAAAAAGTATTTGAATTATATTATGAAGGACATACATTAGATAGTTTAGCTAAAGAAACAAAAATAAGTAGAAATAGCTTATATACTACAATAGATAAAGTAAGAACTATATTGAAAAAAGAATTAGTAAATGAATAGATTTTTTACAACAGATGAAGTATATAAAGATAGATTAGATATATGCAGAAGTTGTATATATTATTTTAAACCAACAGGACAATGTAAAAGATGTTTATGTTTTATGAAAATCAAAGCAAGATTAGCACCAATGGCTTGTCCTGAAAAATATTGGAATAAAACAACAACAATAGAAACACCTGAAGGATT